CTGTATCGCCTGCAGCAAATAAACCTGTATTGACAGTTATTGTTGTTGCACCTGCTGCGTTCATTGCAACAGTAGTACCTGCATCGGCTGCAACTAAAACATAACTTGCAGTTTTAGCAGTTGCAGAACCGCCACCCATAGCAGTTTCCTGCAGAGAGGTCATCTGTGCAGCTGTTAAAACCTGCCCAGTCGTAAAAGTCTGTTTTGCCATTTTACTCCTTAGTAACTTAGGACATTATAGCCCAAAGTACCATAAATGCTATTATCTAGGATAAATGCATCTATAACAGGCTCTAATGTAGTAAACGTAGTTTTCCAACTATTCGGCGTGATAGCCATAGCCACGCCAAAAATCTGTAATGTTTTTTCTAGCACTGATCCACCTGGCTGTGTGGTCTTAATGGTAATAGGGTCAAAAAAGTCTAAATCTAAAGCTGCAATTATGCCGCTATTGTAATTGCTAGTGTATAAATCTAGTGTTATGGCATCGCATCTAATAGAGGTTTCAGCCCTGCTTGCTACATAAGCCTGGGCATAATCTAGGGCTACGGCATCTGTCTGCATAAGTAGGCCATCTAAAAAGTAAGAATGCAAAAAGTATTTATCTATGCTGGCACTATTTGTCGCAACTTGAGCTGTGCCACCTGCTCTAGTAATAGTTGCTTTGTTAAATACTAGAACGTCATTAAGTATCCAAGCTACATTTGCGTATGTAATACCTGAGCCATCATCGGCAAATACTGTGGGTGTGCCACCTATTGAGCCAGCTGTAACTGCTCTGTCCTGAAATATAAACTCGCCATCTGCATCAACATAAAATGCGCCATACTCACTTTGAGTACATGTGGTTAATGCTGCTAATGCTGTGCGTGTTGTACCTGGATCAGCCTGTACTGTTGTTAGACCTGCATCTATATCACGCATTGATGCTGGCCAGTCAATCTCGTCTAATATCTGATTTATTCTAGTGCCGCTTAAATCGCCAGCAGCAGCGCCAGTTACTGTGCTTATTTGAGCATTTTGAGCTAATCTAAAAGCATCTACAGCTTGGATAGTTGTATAAGTTACTTCTTCTGACTCTCTTGGATAAGTAGTAACATAACTTGTAATAAACCCAGAGAATATAGGATAAGTTGTAGCTCCATAAGTAGATGTAATCTGCACTTTCTTCATAGGCGTTAAAAATGTGTAATACGGACTAGCTGGGTTTTCTGGATTAAAGTCGCCATTTTGATCTATGATGCGCAAGGTAAGTGTGCCAGTTTGAAATTCATCAATTAGCGCATTACGACCACGTTTAGTTTCTATGCGATTTACTTGACTAGATACATCGACAATTACAGCTGCTGAGTCGGCCAATACGTTTGTACCTAAAATGCCTGTATTTAATATCATGGCTTGCGCAAAACTAGGCCCAGTGCTAAAATTTATAATTGCATTAATTGATGGTAATGGCACTATAAACCGCCAGCAATACCATACGAGATGCCAGACTTTTGTGCTATTTGTAAACTTTCAGCTATTAGGGCTGCAAATCTATCTCCTGTTTGTGCTACATCTACAGTTATTGTTAAATCTTTAGACTCACCACGTCTTACAAATGATGGGTCAAATATGCTGCCACCCAATGTGCCTGTTATTTCGTTTGTGCTAATAGGTTTAGCTGCACCGCCACCTAATGCTCCTAATGCACCTGATAATGCCAATAAAGTTGTTAAGCTATTCATTGATGCTTCTTCGCCACGCCTAAAACGTGATGGGTCAAATGTGCCCAATCTTAATAATTCTGCGGCTGCCAATTTTGCTGCATCGGCCAATGCTTTAGCAGCCTCAGCTGCTTTTAATTCTTCTAATAACTTTTTAGCCAATGCCTCATTGTTATCTAATATCGCTAATTTAGAATTTATTCTTAATTTAGTTTCCTCATCGGTTGCATTGTTTAATGCAGCTGTTAATCCAATACGCTCTAAATCAAATTGATCTTTTAATTTATCTACAGCAGTTTTCTCTTTTAACTTAGTAATTTCAGTAGTACGTAATCTGTTAAGTTCGTTTTTTTGTCTAACTTCTGTTCTAAATTGTTGAGCAGATATTCTGGCAGCACTGCGTTGCTCATTAGCAGGTAATACTCTGGCTGGCCTATTTTCTCTACCTAACCTAGATAATGCACCTAATAAACTTGTTTCATAAGCCACTTTGGCTAAAGTGCCTAATCCTGGAATATCGCTAATACCTTTAGCTAATACACCAATACCTCTAATTGTATCGGCTGTACTTTTACTTAAATCTTCCATCTGCCTTGTTACATTATCGATGCTGGTATCTTGACCAAGGGTTGCTAGTGCATCTAATAAACCTTTGCCGATTTCTTCTTTAGCACTTTGTGTTGCAACTTTTAATAAATCCATTTTGCCAGCATAGGTAGATAATCTGGCTTGGGCTTGACCTGCAAACTTATTATTAAGTTCGGCCATAATTGCATCCATGTCGCCAGCCTTTAATAATGTCTTATCTAAGCCAGCGCCTAACCTGCTTAATCCTGTTGTATTTCCTGCATAGGCCCTAGATAACGCAGCAGTTACTTGTGATAAAGATTTACCTGTGGCTGCACTAACATTCATAGCTGTATTTAGGGCATCTTGGCTCTTTGTTATTGATCCAGTTACTGTCAATAGTTGCTGGAATGCTGGACGTAATTCATCATCTAATACGCCTGTGGCCTTCTGTAAATTGGCTATGTATAGCTCTACGCCTGGTGAACTAAATTGGTAACCAGTATTTTTTAATTGTTGCTCTAAAGATTTGGCGGCTTTCTCATCAGCCATAAATGCTCGTACTGCATCTTTACTATATCTAATTAATGCTCTGGCACTGAATGCACCTAATAGTGTTGCACCTAATTTTTTGACTTGTTTATCAAATACTCCAACATCTTTTTTAGCAGTTTTAAGCGCTTTGCCATTCCAAGTTGCCGATGCAGCTACAAATATATTGGCCATTACGCAGCCTTCTTAATCTCTGTTTTGCGTGTAAATTCAACAGCTGTTTTATCTATTGCTTTTAATATGGTTTCATAAACCTTATCGCTATCTTCGGCCCAAGCCTTGTAAATTAATCGACCTTGCATTTTTCTACCACCAGCACCACGTTGTCCAGGTATTCTCCTAGGCTTTGTAACCGGCTCTAATGCAGCTATAAATTGTTGGCTAGCAAACGGATTGTTAGAATCGTAAGAATCTAGCGCTCTACTTTTAGCAGACTTTTTAACATATGTGCCACTGCCTTCATGCTTAAATGTAAATGGTGCTCGGCCTTGTGGGTTTAATCTACCTGCGGTCTCATAGATAGAACCAGCTCGGCTGACGTTATAAACGTATTGACTTACCTGCCAGCCATTTCTAGTAGTTTTGTTTTTGCCAGGATTATAACCAATACCTGCCTTAGCCACAGAGCTTTCATATTTTGGAAATCGTCGTTTAATATCTGATGATAATGGCTTACTCCAACCTGATAATACTTGCGCATCAGTAGGCACATAACTTTTAGCTTTATCTGCAACCTGTCGCATTAATGGATCGATGGCACGGCTTATCTTTAGCCTTAAATCATCATCAATAAAACTCAAACCATTGATGACGTCTTTAACGCCTACGACCTCGACTGGCATTTTTAATCTCCTTAGCCCTGTCAGTTAGGACTTGTACTATTGCTTGATACATTTCCGTGTCCATATTTACAAATTCACTAGGCGCAATCCCAGTTTCTATAGCCAATTGAGCAATACTATAGGTTATTGAATTGCGCTGTATTATTTTTTTTCGTCATCAAGCACTTCAACAGTATCTAAACTGTCTATAAACTCGACGCCAAATACAGGTACAACTACATTAGCCCTACGCAAACACTCATGCGCTAAGAAATAAATCTCAGTCTGTCGTTCGTGATCACGTAGGACTTTACTTATACCTGCTCCATACTTTTGTTCAAATACATACTCAACACCTGGCGTAATCTTATGCTCGGTAACTTCGCCAGTAACCCTGGTAATTTTGAGTCTCGCCATTGTTTATCCTCAGCTTGTTGTTACTGTGATAACGCTTTGGCAGGTAAATGTAATTGATTGAGTGCTCATATCGCCTACACCACCATTAATGTTTTGTAGGTTGTTGACCAAAACTGTGGTGCTATACAACGGATTGGTAGCAGATGTGGCTGCGTTTGTCTGCTTAATTGTCAACGCTACAGTTGTGCCATAGGCAGCACGTAGGGTCTGAATTACAGATGAGGTAGCATTGTCATTTAGGAAATCTAAAGTGACTGTGGATGCTTCCAAACCTTTAGCAAACTTGTGGGCAGTATCTCCCATAGCTGTTATTTCAAGTTCATCAAATGCTTGGTTGATAGTTACAGCTGTAACATGGTCTGATAAATCAACGCTGTTCAGTGTAACTACTGCAGCATTATTTAAAAATACGGCCATTGTTACTCCTTTTCTTTCTCTTTAGTAGGTGCAGGTGTTGCAGGTTTTTCTATTTGACCAATTTTGATCAAAAAGGCTTCTTCTTCTTTAGTTAGTGGCATTTTAGCTCCAGCTCGTTAGTATGGATACTGTTATTTCTGACGTTAATAAATCTCCACTAGCCGCACTTGTTATAGCTGGAGCGGAGACACTTGATATGTTGAGCACCAATGATGATGCTGCTAATTTAGTTACTACTGCTACTATAAAATCTTCCATGCCTGCTAAGTTGCCCTGGTTATCAAGAGCTGGTACTGCCATTAAAATTCTAAAATTAGCCAGTGGTGATAATGTAATGTGATCGTTGTTTGTAGGAACGATATACGGATCGCCAGGAGTAATAACCACACTGTTAGCCAATAATGTAGCTGGTGGGTATGCAAATGTTGACCACACCCCAGCGTTTGCTAAATCTGTTGCTAATGTGCCTCTTAGTGTAGTTATTGCAGCTGGCACGTTAACCTACTAACGTATTTGGATTTGAATATGGCTGGATGAGGCCGCGCACTCTGTTGATTAGCTGATAGCCCATGCGATAAGGGCTTGCACTGACCCCATCCATGCCTACCCCACCAGTTTGGGAGACCTGTCTGGCTTGCCACACATCTACAGCTACTATCATGGCAGCTTCTCGTATAGCAGGGGTCGCAGCATAAGATGTGGAATGAAATGGGCCTTTGACAGTGCCGTATGGTTTAATTAAATGCATAGCCTGATCGCTGGCTGTTTTTGCATATTGAATATAAGAATAACCTGTAGGTTGGTTGCTAAATTGAAATGTTGTTATTAGTGCAGAATTAATACTCATTGGTACAGATGTGCCAGGAAATGCTCCAGTTAATGTATATGTGCCGTTAAAAGTTGATCCAGATTGCGTAACTGTAATTTGTTGACCTGTTACAAATATGCCAGGGTTTGCTAAAACTAATGTTGCAGTATTATTGCTAATTTGCGATGCTACAACTGGTGCGTAGTTATACCACAAATAAGCATCTATTAAATCTTCAGCAGTTTGGCAGCACTCTTCAACAGTTGCATCAGTGTATAAACTGCCAATGCCTAAATTGGCTCTTAACTCAGCTAATGTTACAAATGTTGCCGCCATTATTACCTTTCTAAAAAAGCCCTCTGGGGCTAGGGCTACTAAACCCCAGAGGATGTAAATAACTAACTGATTAGGTTAGGTTAAATCTACGTACGCCACCAGCAACTAATACTTTGGTTGCTAAGTATCCGTAAATCATTGTCTCAATTTCACCAGATGTTACTACGTTAGTGCTTAGTCGTAGAATTGGTGATTCGTAAATAATTACAGATGATGGCACAACAATAAATGCTGATTCATCAATAGTTGTTGCTACGCAGTTTGGATCAACATACAAATCTAAACCAAGTACGTTGCCACGTAGTGAACGTGGGCTGGCTTGTCCAGCTGCATTCATTGGCTGAATTGCATTGTAAATTGGACGATCAGTTGTATCTTTAGCACCTAGCAATAATGCCCATTGTGATGTACCTGCAATATATGCAGTTGGCAACTCACCTGTTGCATTGTAAGCAGCTGGTACTTCTGTTGATACGTAGCTGATAATTCCATTCGATGTTGCGGCCACTGCTGTAGCTTGTGTGCCAGATGCTGTTAATTCTGCAATTACAGCTGCGTCTGTTGCCTTATTGTATGCTCGTGTCATGTTTTCCAGCATAGCTTGGAAGAATGCTGGTGATGAACGCTCTAGCAGTTCTACGCTGTAGCGTTGCAATCCTGCAAACTTATTTACAGTTGCATTGACGTATGAGCTAACAATACCTGTTTCAGATGGTGCTGCACCTTCATTTGTGTCGGCTACTGTACCAGCTGTGGTTATTTTAGGATGACTAATTGTCATACCTGATGCTGGGATAGCACGTACACCAATAGCATCGATAGCTGGACGTGATCCGATTGATGTATCAATTACTGTTGGTGAAAAGATTGTTGGAGAAAATGCAGGGTTGGTGGAAAAATCATCATCAGCTGCTGTGAGTAATTTTTCAGCTTGTGCTTTTGCGTGTAATACCCACTCGTTAGATTCTTTATTACCTAACGTTGCTTTGATGCTATGCTCTAAAAATTGAGCTTGTGTTTTAATTGGTGAGCGTGGCTCAGTATAGACATTTGCACTAATTGTTGGACGTGCGGCTTCTACTGGAGCAACCTCTACCACTGGTGTTGCTGTTGGCTCTGTGGTGTTGTCCACTTGGGCCTCGCTTTCCGTAGTTGGTTGATTTGTTAAGTCCGCTTCGCCTTCGCTAGCGGCAACTTTAGTTACTTGCGCCTCGGTGAATGCTGGCGACTCTACAAGGCTAACTTCTTTTAATTGTGCCTTTGTAACATAAATATAATCTTTTTTGTTTGTTGACTTAATAACTTCTACGCCTACAGATAGGCCGTCAACCAATTGTTCACTTGCAAGTATTAATGCATCTTGACCTTGCATACTTGCGCTGATTTTAAAACTAGCATAAATGCCATCGTCAGCTTTGTTAAATTTTTGCATACGGCCTATTGGCTTATCAGCTTTATGTTGCAATAACATTTTAATTTTGCCAGGATCGCCAATATCAATACTATCTTTTGCGAATACGACTGGCCCAACACTGGTATTGCCTACTGCCTCATAAGGTACAATTTTACCAGCGATAATTCTGCGCTCGCTGTCGGTAGCTTCTACCTGACTACTGAACGTAAGTAACATCTATATTCTCATTTCCTTGTGGTGTTAGGTTTTCCATTTCTTTTGCTTCTTCTATGGTTATTAAACCCAGATTTAACATTTTTTCTATCGCTTCTAAACGTTTAATTGTGTCAGCTCTTAAAAAAGTTTCTTCAATAGCAAATTTTACGACATGTCCTCGCGGTGTAATGTCATCCATACTTAACCTATCTTCAATAGCGCAAATGTAAGGTTGTAATGAGTTAGCGACAAATTCTTTGCGTCCGTCAATTATATTTTGATATGTCATACTATTATTCATATCTGCGCTAATCATATACGCTGGCACGTTCATAGCACGTGCAATTTGTGTTGCTAAAAATTGTGATGCTTCGTTATACATCATATCTTTAGGACTAAATCCAACTGGTTCATAACTTAATGTGCTGGTTAAATATGCCGTTGCTCTATTTTGACGTGCTTGTTTCCAAGCAGCTAATAATCCTTGCACTTGCGCTTCTGGCATATCTGCGCCTGTGTTTTTAATAAATCCTGTTGCCATCGGTGTTGCAGCTGATATAGCGGCAGCTTTTTCTACATCTAAAGCAGATTGTATTGTCCGACCTGCTGTCATTAACACGCCTTGTGTCAAACCTTGAAACGTAACAAGTGAACCAATACCTACCATTGGCACTTTTTCTTGATCTACCATGTAATACAAAATTTCTGTGCCACGTGCATTTGTTTGTGCTGTTACACGATTGTTTGCAACCCATTCAAATCTAGCTGGGCGCATGTCGTCTGCATACATTTCTGTAATACGCCAAAATGCTTGTCCATAAAATATAAGTGAGTCGACAGTTGCACTAATTGTTACTGATCTTGGTTGTCTAATATCAGGTTGTTCGCACCATACTGGTAATGCCAATTCTTTGCCTGTTTTTTTGCTGTAAAGTTTTAAGGGTAAATATCCAACTACGCCTTTTATCAAATTAGCGCATCTATTTACAGCTGGTACTTGTACAGCTAAAGCTCTATCTATTGGGCCATAACCAAATGGCGTGCCAACGCTGTTATAGCCGTAACCATCTAACATAACGGCAGGGGCGTATTGTGCTTGGACAGTTTCAGTTTTTTTGGTTATACCCAAAGCAGACAATAGACCCATATGGGTATGTTATACCATAAATAGGATTAATAGTGCAACTTAAACATATATTTGCGCAGTTTGTTGAGGTTTTGTTAATTGACTAACTACCATGGCTAGTGATATGGCAGCTGTAACGTCGCCAGCCGATTTACGTCTAATAATTCGCCAGCCAGCATCGCTTGTCTTGGCTGCACAGTTATTTAGATGCTGTACTAAGTCGGCCTGTCCAGAATGCACTATTCGGTTGTTGGCTAACCCATCTGCTAAGTCTGAGCAAGCCTGGTAAAACGCCTGGCCGCTTACGTCTTGCATTCTCCAGCCGCTTTGCTCTAATTTTGTAGCAATAGTTTGCGTGGCGTATTTGTCAAAACATATAATAAACGGATGATATTTTTTAGCCCATTCATTTATGTCGCTAGCCATTTTAACTTCATCTATGGCTATGTCGCTATGCCAAAGCTGGGCAAGTCCTACAGCTATTTTGCCATCTTTTAACTGACCCATAACCAAAGCGCCAGATCGCCTGGTTGGTGCAATATCAAAAGCCATTATAGTCTGAGGCCCGACAGGGATTTCTAGCGTGCTATCACTACACGCTTCTATCGATCCATATACCCATGGGCTTTGTGTGCTATCTACCCACTGGCAAAGCATTTCCGTTCTTGTAGCTTCTATGCTGTTTGTGCCTACAGATTCTTCTAATGTCTGCTCACTAATTAAATAACCTAGTGCTGGGTTAGCCATAGCCCACGCTTTGCGATCATGTATTTTACAATGCTGTGGTGCGCTGTATTCGTAATAGGCTAAATTGTCAGGTGGATATGATAAGCAGCGTTCACGTAAATCATTAAGCACAGTACTAAACCCATCACCAGCGTTGCTAGTCATTAATGTCATCGCATTTGGCCGAGCACGTGTTACTGGTAGTGCAGCTGTGAAGGCTTCCTCAGTCCATTCACGTAATTCGTCTAAGTATAAGAAATCTGCGGTCTTACCACGTGGCGCATCCCTTGTGGCTGCTGCAATCTCATAGCGAGCGCCATTTTTCAAGCTAATAGATTCTTGTCCGTTAGCCAGGCGTATTTGTCTAACCTGATCTTTTAAAAATTGATTATCTTCTATGGTGTAGGCAACTTGTCTAAAAGTATCCAATGCCATATTTCTATTAGAT